GCATGTTGTCAATAGACAGCATTTGATCTGCTAGGTGTGTTGTTACAGCAGTAGACACAACTGGAGACTGAATTACATTGTCAATAGCAACAATTACTTTTGCATTTTGATTAGTTGAAATAAATCTATGAGATGTACCAATACCAACACTTTCCAATTCAACTACTTCTGGAATTGACTTTAATGCATTTTCAGCACTAGTTGCAATTTTAATAGTATTATCATCAACCTTTACCGCAAAAATATTTTCTCCTGGAAGGAAAGTCGTGTCTGCAACACCAACAAAACTAGTTGTAGCAATTCCAACAGCAGATGCTGCAGTTCCAACATGCACATATCTCAGTTTTTCTCCAGTAACAAAGAAATGATCTGGGATTTTGATGGTGTTCGCACTAATATCAATGACAGAACTATCGTTTCCTTCAAAATATCTTTCAAAGATTTGTTTATTTTCATGCTCAAGCATGAACTCTCTCTTGATGTCTCTATCAGTTCCGGTATAATCGCCAAGTTTAGTTGTGATAGAAGAATTGGTAAATGTAACTGAAGATGATAGAGAAGTATCATCGTCAATAGTCAGTGCATTCTTAAACACATTGACCACAGTGTCTATGTTTGCATTTGGAGTGAATGTCAAAGATACTGTTCCTGCAGCAGAAACTCTTGCGCCAAAAGTTCCTAATCCAGAAGAAGTTTCGACATTTCCATATTCAGTCATGTCAACATCATAGCTTCCTGTTCCATCAACATAGTCATCAACGATAACAAGTTCAGAAAGTTGTTTTTCGGAATTAGACGTATCTGCGACCTGAACTAAGAAATATGCTCCATCAAATAAATCTGTATATTGTGCAATAGTGGTAATTCCTGGAGAACCAGATGCAGAAATACTAGTTGTTCTTCCTTCAAGTTGAGCATGTCGAATATCTAGAGTTCCAATTCCGGTAACTGTATCAGTAGCCAAACCAACTTGTACAGTGTTAATTGCGCCGGTAGTTCCAATACCAGTAGCAGTTGGAATAAAGTCAACTTTAAGATTTGCACCATCAACATATGCATGATAAGTGCCCAATCCTGTTGCGGATACTCCACCAATATTTGTAGTTAGTCTTCCATATTCAGTAATAGCGATATCACTACCACTACTAGTAATGTTAAGTTCAACTGCTTCAAATTCTTCATTTGAAGAAATATCTGGATTAATATTGACAAGAACTTTTAAACTAGAGTGTGTAGCAGCAATCGATACAATTGTAGTCGTAACTCCCGATGCAACTTCAACACTATCAGTGTTGACAGTAACAACTCCACCAAAACTTGTACTTCCTGTTCCTAAAACTTCATCATCAA